CTGCAAGTGACGACGCCAGGTATTACCTGGTCGTGTTGCTTATGGACCCGGGGGGGCCCACCTTGCGGCCTCCTCGACGAGTAGAAAACTCGCCAGCAACCTATTAATAGGGTTGCTTCCACCTGAGCTTTAAGTAGACGGCTTCAGGACGTCCCGCACGTTCAAGATGTCCATCTTCGTACGGCTCATCGCCGCGCTTGATGAAAAACTTGAGCAAGGCAAACTCCCCATCCAACCTAGAAACAGGAGGCTGAGAAGAGACAACATATCCCCGGACTAGGGGAACATGGAGGTCTGGGTCCACCTGTTCGGCCAAAGGCGCGAACGAAGCAGACTCTCTACCTAGTACAGCAGAAGTGGACTCCACGACAGGGTAGTGGGGAAGTACTTTCCCTATAACGTTGTCGTCCAGCCACTGGCACGTCGCCCAAAGGCCTTGCTGATAAAGCAGGTTCCTGAGTTTGACGGTAGCTATAACTTCTGCTACGTGCGTCCGTGATGAAGGAAGTACGCTGCGCATTTTTACGACAGAAACGTCGTCGCCAGCGTAGTATTCCTTGCCACAAGATTCCCTGAACAACCCTGTCCAGAAACTCTTGTGCCTATTTACTCGAAAACCAAAATTCTCGAGTACTCGGACCACGGAGGGTGCCAAGTCGTTGGGAACAATCATATCATCCCCGAAGACGCGCACCTGGGATCGGAACTCTAAAATCAAGTTCCGGTCAAGCTGACGGCCTAGACCCTCTGCAATCCCGACGAAAATGAGGCATAGAAAAACCATAGCCTCCATCGGAAAGCACAGGGCCGAACCCATCGACGAGAACTTGGCTAGGCGTAACACGCCATGGCCAGGTACTTCAGCCTTCCTGGATCTACAAGCCTGCACCGCATCACTCAAGTGCGGGTGGTTTTTAAGTAGACCCAAGACAAGCTGATTGGAGACGCGGTCACTTGCTTCGCTAAGATCTAGCGTCGCAAGAGATCCATCGATCGACCCTTTACGGGCAAAGAGCTGATTAGGCTCTTGATCGGTGAAACCCACCATCCCTTGAAGGAAGTCATCCCTCTCGAGATAATGCACGAACAACTCCATCAAGCTCTGCTGCGCATATTGCATTGCAGTAGGCTCAATGGCAATTATCCGAGGCGTCTTCAACGTTTTAGGCACGGTGATCACCCTAACGGGTTCCTCCCGGCCGGGTTCGAGGAAATCAACGGCATCGAGCATCTCACGAAACCGCAATCCCGGGACAATGAAGTCCCAGGAGGGGAAGTGAGGCTCCAATCTGAGTGGCCACTTAAGCTGAGCAAACTTCGCGTTACCGCGAAGCCGATCAGCAGTGGCACCAGGGCCGTGCTTAGGGATATGACGGTCATTGAGAACGTCTGCTTCGGCATGAGCCAAAGCATCCCCAAACAGCAGAGTAGCAGCGCGAGAAAACAGACTGTAATCATCAGTCGTCCGTTCGCGATCGCTATCCTTGATCTCCTTCTCACACTCGACATACTTCTCAACCGCCTTCAGAATCCTCTGTTGGGTACAGGGGATCCTCATCTTCGCGAAGAACCGGGTAAACTGGAACATCGCTTGGATGGAGTTTGAAGACGGACTGTCGAGTAGAACGCCAGACCCACGATCGAACACAAGATCGAGAAAACCTCCGAGAAAACGGGGGAGCTCTCCTTTTCGCGCGAAACTTGCGAAAAGACTGCGATCGACAAAACCTTGCGAAAGACCTTTTTGGAGGTCCGTAGCAAAGTCTGCCAGGGTTATCGTAAGAAACGACAACCCCTCGTGTTCGAAACGACTCAGGCAAGTTTTCTTATCCTGAGTGGCGCAGACACCAAGATGGGACGCTAGTTCATCTAGCATCACCAATGCGAGTTCTATAGGGCTTTTCACAGTCCCCTCCCATTATTGTGGATGGTGTACTGTCCCCTATGGAACTACTGACCGATAGCTAAGATCGCGTATTGCGGATCTTAGTTCTCACCACCAAGGACCTTGGTGATGAGCGCACCCGTCGAAGCATTGAGCTGAGCGACAAAACCGTCGACAACAGCCTTCTGCTCGGCGATCGTATAGCCGGTGACCGGAACGTCCACAACAACATAGCAAGCCATGTTGAGCGGGACGTTGTTGGTCGCGACGAACGGGTCCGGTGCGATCTTGCTGTGATCAAGCCTGAAAAGGTGGCGAGTCCGACGACCATAAGTCGTCGAAAACGTTTCCTTCACCGCTCCGTCACCGGAACGGTAGGTCGACTGGTCGTTCCCCGAGGAAACTCGAGGAAGCGAGACAGCCGTCCCAGAAATGGTCACAGACTGCGGGTCAGAAAGAGCCATGAGAACTCTCCTATTCTGTTGTTATGGAATTGGGGGAGACGAAACTCCCAGCGTGCAGGATGCACTACAACAACCGCGTCATGCCGATTGCTGCGAGAATCGACTTCTGCTTGCCAGAGAGGCCAGCATAGGTCAATCCGAAACCGAAGGGGTTAGCCCGTCGTCTCTGTTTTACCACAGTCTTATACGTGGTCGAGACAACGTCAGGCAAATCACCGAACACCGTCCCACCCCTACCAGGGGTGGATACCGGGTCGGTCAGCCTGATCATGGTGCACTCACGTGTCAATGTAGTCCGACACATGATGTACCCAAAAGGCATAACCAAGCCGTCGTTGGCAAAGGAATTGACGTTAGAAACGACGTCACCAAAATTTCCAAACCAATCGGCGGCCCAACTCCAAGGGGTTAGGTTCCAGAGCACGTCAGGATTGAGGTCCAAACCGAAGACCTCTTTAATCCTGGCGGCGGAGCGCACCATCTGGTTAGACGAATGAAAATTGTCTCCCAGATAGTACTTAAACGCGCCTGAGAACCAGATCTCACGCTTAGTGATAAGCGTGTCGATCTTTCGCCACTTGGCACCTCCATTAAAGTCGGAAAACGTCCGAGAGGCGGAACTAACCGGTGTAGTAATAAACCGGCTGTCCGCATCGAGGTTCTCATACTCTGTGGTGGTGGTGATCATGGGATCGAACTGAAAGCGACGACGAAGTAGTTTACCTTCGTTGTCAAGGAGCTGCTGAACGCGGGCGTCATAATTTCTGACGGTATCCGCGACCTTGAGTGTATCACTCACCAAGGGCAGCCAACCGAACTGCACATTTAGGTATTCCGAGCCAGCCTGCTTAGCACGTAAAGTGCGTTCGCGGAGTGTCTCAGCACCAACCATGTGCGGAATTCCCTCGCGGATGATCTCCGCGATGGCGGTTGTTATACCAACTTTCAGGTCGCCGGGCTTAACAAGACTCACTGCTTTTGCGCCCCAAGCATCCATTTCTGGATCGGTTAGCTTGGATACCGCGGGGTAAACCTGGTCAGAGAGATAACTGACCCCCCCAGGCAGTGGTGTCGAGAAGATGGTGGAAAGGTATTGATCTCCCGGCTTGACATAAAGTCCGCCGAAGTAGTTCTCTACCCGCACACGTCCATCGGAGCCAGTAATGGTCTTCCGAAGTGTGTGCTGAGGCTGAGGATCTGTGGCCAAGTGCCGCTTATCCCCAAAACGCCTCTGCTCCGTATAGAAGTTTCCACCATCATCATTTCCACTATATTTACCGTGGAAAGGATGCCCTTCTGACTCCGTATATTGGAGTCCCCTTAGCACTGCGATTCGCACCGATGGAGCAAAGGCGTTAACGCCTGAGCTCTGAAAGATGCTCATATCGCGGCGCCAGACTTGCTGGCGTGAACGTTTGCTAAGGGCCATGATCCAGTTCCTATCGAGACGTTGACGATAAAATCGTCACGGTGTGCACTGCGCCGGTGGCCCCCTTTCGG